CTGGTCTGATGTCGTACTGCTCGATGCATTCCCGGCAGTACCAATGCCCGTTAATCTCCTCAGCGTCATAGATGTCAACGAGATCGCCGCATTTCTCACAGTAGATTTTTTCATCATCCAAGAACTGCGGATCATAATCTGCGTAATATGCATCCGCAAGTGCATCAAAGTTAATCGGCATGTTCTTCTCCTTTTGTTCCAGGCTCAACGCTGTTGTACACATAGCATCTGATGCGCTCAAACTCTGTTTTCAACTTTCCTATCTGAGCGTATTCGTCACATAATGTTTCTTTCTGAGCTTCAATGTCCCTGTTAGCCCTAACGAACAGTTTTTCTAAAGCAACAAACCTGTTCTCAACTGCATCAAAATTGTTTTCGAGATTGTGGTATTCCTGTGTTAAATAAACAACTGTCAGAATGTTCATCACACACAATCCGATTACTGCTAAGCTAGTTACCATATCCCTGCACCTCTTCTGCTGTCAGCGGAGACAGCTTGTAGCTTTCCTGCAACACCGCTCCGAAGAAGCAAGCGGTAACGAATGTGACAACCATCATCCCGATTGTCAGTTCTGCAATAAAAGTAATTACCCTTTTCATGTTTTCAATTCTCCTGTTATAATGAGAATGGTGTTTTGAAACCATCTCCATATTCGTTGGCGGTTCAGATTTGGTAGGTCAGACCGCCTTTTTATTTGCTTGAGGATTAATCCCAAGCACTTTCCGTACGCTGGATATTCGTACCATTTGCACGAACACTCTGTTGCTGCCGAATGCTTCTTTATCAATCTCGGCAGCTTTGTCGAAAATTCTTCTGGCATTTAGATTCCCGTAACCGTACAGACGTTTCAGCTCCGTAAACGAAATGTATCCGCTGGAGTAAATCTGATCGTCCGACCTAGCTCTCCTCATGCTGTGCTTCCTCTCCTTTCTCCCCTCACCCCCAATAAGCAAGGCAGTAGATGTAGTAAGTAACAGATGTCTTTTATCGAAAGGACTATATATGCGTAAGAATCAATCAGTTTGCCTTGGAGGATTTCTATCAATGGGAAAAAATAATGCCTTTTATTGGACTACTGCCCTGCTTATTGGGAATGAAGGATAATATTTAGTTTTTCAAAGAACTGAGCAGGATCTAAAGTTGGGTTTTCGCAACTTTAGGTGTAAAAAAATAATTAACGTATTCCGATCCTGGAATATCCAGCAATTCTGCGTATGTAGCAATTTCTTCCTGTGTGAATGCCCTCTTATTATTGAGCGTAAGCGATAATGTAGACTCATTTCGCCCGGTTTTCTGGCAGAAATCCTGCTGAGTACCGTACAGTTCGACAATCCTTCCACGCAGTTTGCTATAGTCAAACTCTCTTGCCACTTTTTCATCTCCTTTCTTAAATTGGGGTTTCCCAACGCTTATATATGTACACCCTATTTTTAGACCTGTCAACAATTATTTTTAGGTTTTCCCAAAAATTTATTGAGAATGCCCAAAATACACATTATTATATGCTTGTGAGGAGCAAGGTTATGGAAAACTTCAGTGACAGGTTAAGCAAAGCAATGAAAGAGCGAAGAATCAATGCCACACAATTATCGGAAAATACAGGAATCGATAAAGGGTCAATCTCTCATTACTTATCTGGGAAGTATAAAGCAAAACAGGATAAGGTGTTTTCTCTTGCAGAAGCGTTACGAGTAGATCCTGCATGGCTAATGGGTCATGATGTACCGATGGTAAATGAGCAATTCAATCGGATGGTAGCATACAAAGATTATTTTGAAGACATGGTCAAACAATCTAAAACGCAAAAGGTAGTTAATGCCTATTGGGATGCGGATGATCGCACACGTAAAGCGATAGATACGCTGCTTGGCATTACAGAGGGAGAATAAATAATATGCCTGTATACAAGGATAAAAAACGGAATAGTTGGTATGCAAAAATATTCCAAGCGGACGCAGTCACCGGGAAAGGAAAGCAAGTCCTTAAACGAGGATTTGCAACTAAACGGGAAGCACTCGCATGGGAAGTTGAGCAATATGAAAATGAAGCACCTACAAGCGCAACCTTTACAGAGATGGACAATCTATATATCCAATATAAGAATCCGAAGAAAGAAAGCACACGAAAGCAGGAAACGAGCCGTGTGCAGAAATACATGTCTGACTTCTGCCAATTACCGATTAGCGACATTACAAAGTCTACACTGATGGAATGGCAGACAGAATTAACGAAACGGGAAGACATAGCTGTCAGCACAAAGAATTACTGCATTGGAGTAGTAAGATCCGTGTTTAAGTTTGCGCATGAGTTTTACGGTATTCCTAACAGCGGAGTAGTCTTGAAGAAACTGAAGCGAAAAAAGAAAAAAGAAGTTTTTGAGGTATGGACACCCGAAGAGTTCAATCAGTTTATTCAGTATGTGGAGATTCCACACTATCGGAACATATACACGTTTATGTACTGCACGGGTCTTAGAAGAGGAGAAGCCCTGGCTTTAAGAGCCGAAGATTTTGACCTGCAGAAAGGCACTGTACACGTCTACCACCAAATAAAATATTTTCACGAAGGATTTATCGACTTGAAGACAGAATCGTCCGAGAGGACGCTTAAACTGCCCAAGAACGTGCTTCAGTTCGTAAAACCGATAGTTGAACAACGAACAGCTGAATATCCGTTTGTGTTCGGATGGGATAGGTCTCTGCCGATAACAAATCTGCAGCGGAACTTCACAAAGGCAATCAAAGCAAGCGGAGTAAAGAAAATCCGTCTGCATGACCTGCGACATTCCTTCGCAACCAATGCCATAGCGAACGGGTGCAACATCGTTGCGGTAAGCCATTATCTGGGACATGCTACCATTGAACAGACATTGGAAACATATACGCATCTGCTTGAGAAAACAGATGATGAGATGGCACAAAAAATGTACACCGTTCTATTGCCCGTGATACACTCGTGATACATTTTTAGAAAATCTCATAAATATCAATAATCGAAAATGGCTTATTTATGCGGTTTTTGGATGGTTATGAAACACTAAAAACCATATAAATTAAATCCCTGTTCCTGCGCCATACGTCAAAAAACCGCATAAACATGCGGTTTTCTTTATGCGTGATACACTTTTGATACACTTTTTGGCATCTTTACATGCCGTACTGGTTCATCATCTTCTGGATTACTTCACGTTCTTTGGAATCAGATGCATTATTCATCATCTCGTTGAACATGCCCATCATGTCATCTGCTCCGCTGTATCCACGGTCATAAGAACGTCCGTCACGGTAATATCTACGTCCGTAGGAGTTCCCGCTACCGCCGTTTCCCATGTTACCATTGTCACGGGCATATCTTCCCATGCTGTCACGTTTAGCATTTCTGCCACGTCCTCTAGCATACGAGTTACGACCAGAATATCCATCTTCCTGTGAGTAATCGTCTTCTCCGTATTCCTGCATTGCACAAATTGTGTCAATAGATTTGATACTGTGCGTGATCTTATCGATAAGAGTCAGCGTTTCTGCTGTCATGTTTCCACGATCAAAGATTTTATCCAGTTCTTCTTCAAGACGGTCACGCAGTTTATACATTTTTTCGCCCATCGTTTTCACCTCTCTTTAAGCAATCCTTGCAACGGTCAGATTTGCGTTCTGAACGTTGATAGCAGTTGCAGGATCAGATGCAGTAGCGCCGAAGGAAACATTCTCTACTGCGACATTGAAACAGCATCCTCTCGGAACTGTAATGATTGCGGTAGATGTTACATTGAAATACTCGTCAACTGCTGCAGGTGTCACAATCGCACGGCTTGTAAGAATCGGCTCTCCATCAATCGCCAGAGCAATCGCAATCGGTCCGACAGTTCCGTCTTCTGGAACAGCGATATTGCCGTTAAATGTCACCTGATACCTTGCAAAGCAACACGCAGGATTGTTCACGATGCCACGCAGAGTAACAATTCCAGATTCTTCACGATGCAGAACATAACCACGGTTACACGGGATGTTGTCATTCAGAATAACGTTCTGGTTAGGCTCTACAAGCTGAATAGGATTATAAGTATATTCTGCCATGTCATTCACCGCTTAGAATGTGCTTCCACCGCAACCACAGCCACAGCCGTAGTTGTTGGAAGGGCATGTAAAGATAGGTGTTCTGCCGTAAACGGGAGTAGTAGGTACAGGGCATGTATTGAGTCTGTTATACAGAGCATCAACTTCATCACTGAATCCCTGCTGAATGAATGCATTCTGCGCTGTCTGAGAAGCGGCAAGATTAGCCATATTCAGCTGGTTCTGCAGGGAAACATTGTCTCTCTGAGCCTGTGCAAGCTGTCCTTTGACACCATCGAGTTCAAGTGCGCAGAGTTTATCCAGGATTGCCTGTGTACCCTTCGACTGAGAATCAATGATGTCACGAGTGTTCATCATAGACTGAGTACGATCACTGCAGTTTTCTGTCGCAACCGTATATTTCAGATCAGCTGTTGCTGCACGGTTGTCGCAGCAGCACTGTGCAAGCTGAGACTGAAGTGCAGTCATACCAGCTGTGCTTGCTGTCTGTGCATTGAAGGATCTTTCAAGATCCGCAATCTGATTGGTGTATAACTGCTGTGCGAGCGCATTCTGCGCACCTGTGATAGATGCGTTGACACCTGCGAAGCCGTTACACAAGGAAGTCTGAACGTCTCCAAAACCGCTTGTAATGCTGTTCTGAATGCCGTTGATAGATGTGTTAATCATCTGGTCACGGAAGCCATCGTTAATCTGTGTAGACTGATTCATCCACGGATAGAGTTCTCCACCAAATCCACCGCCGAAACCGCCGCCGAAGCCATTGCCCCAAGCACCGTTTCCGAGCAAAATGAACAGAAGTAAGATCCACCATCCATCGCCGCCGAAACCATTTCCGAAACCGCCATTACCGTAACCGCCACCATACATAGGTGCTACAGGCATGACCATTCCTGTTCCGTTTTCTTCGTATAAAGACATTTGTATTCTCCTTTTTTTGAAATGTTTATTTATTCATTCCTATGCGCACTCGGATTGAATACAAAAGTTG